TGTAGGTGTTCACTTTTACATAGTGAGTTTTACCGTATTCATTCTCTCCATCTCTGTTACCAGCGATTGTAAGATTGATGTACTTTTCTCCTTTGTAATCATAAACGTGGTCTTTAATTTTACTTAAAGCTACGCTAAAGTTTACGATAGAAGAGCCATCCTCGAATACTACTTCCTTTCCATTTCCACAATAAATTGTTTCTGATTTCATAATTTAAAATAATTAATTATTAATAATTTTACAAAGTTTTTCATACTTATAATTAAGCATAGAATACTTGTCTTTGTACTCCAAGTATTTTCCTTTTAAATATTCTATCTCTTGATGTAGACTTTCTATATATGTTATTTGATTAGAGAAGTCATATAGATTTGCTTTATCTCTTATTAGAGCTTCGCATTGAGTATGTAACAACTTATATTCAAAATCACATTCAACAAATATTGGGTGATTTTTAAGATAGTGTAATACAGATGCGTGGTCTCTATTAATCATTCTACCTATTCTTGTCTTGGTATATGATGTATACTTGTTGACAAGATAAGAGAACAGAACTCTAGCATTAACTAAATTTCTAGTTCTAGTGCGACTAGATATTTCTTCTTTATTAACATTACAGACAATACAGACAATCTGCATTATCTTCTCATGTATCTGACTTGTATTAGTCTCTTCCATAACATTTGTTATATCTTCAATCATACTATACGAACATGTTTCTAAATCCATAATCATCAGATACTTCTAAAATTTTATTAATTTCTCTCGCTTGTTTAACACTGAATAATGTTGGGTCATTCAGATACTTTCTAAGTGTAGGTAAAGATATATCAGTCATCTTTGATAATTGATTTCTTGATAAACCTTTATTACTCATCTCGCTTGTTAATTTGTTTTCTTTTCTCATTTTGTTTTATTTTTATTATAATTCATCTATCCATGTAAATTCGTAAGGCTCTCTCGTTTCCTCAACAAAGTAATCTTTATACATTCCTAAAAGATGTTTGTACTTTGCTCTACCTCCAGAAACAAAATCATCTCCACAAGTATATACTCCTATATTATATGGAGCCGACTTTTCTATAACTACGAATATAAAGTTCTTGACTCCAAAGGCATCAGAATAGAATGCTGATTGTCTATCATATCCGTATTTATAGGCTGAACTTTTAAATCCTCTAGGTGTAGCATCCTGAGTTGTTTTGATGTCCATGATGTAACCATCTTCAAGATTAACCCAGTCAGCCTTACATTTACAAAGAACGTTAGTGTCAGGGTCTTCCCAAACCATGACCTCTTCAGCCTTACCTTTAGATAATAATTCAGTAGCCTCAACAGAAGAATAAATTCTATTTCTCATTCCAATTAAACTATTCCACTCAACTGGACTAAGTATTATCTTTCCTTCATTCTCTTTTTCAAACTCTTGAGCCATAGCCTTTCCATCTTTAGTACGCTTATCCATTTTAGGCTCCTTCACAACAAGTTCATCGAACTTATCAGGCTCCAGTATACAAAGGTGAAAAGCTCTACCGAATATCAAAGCCTTAGTCTCTTCTCTGAGTTCAGGATTATCTTTGTAATGCTGATAATGTGCTGGACTAACGGCTATCTTACCTAACTGAGAATTTGTAACAAAGTCAAAGTCAGAGTAGTAAGCCGAGTCTTCAGCAAACTTCTTTATAAACTTTCCAAACATATTAAGCTATTTTATCTAAAGCTTCAGCTATTAAATTTTCTTGAGGTTTAGTTAGCGTATAATTTGATAATTTACCTCTAACTAAATCACCCTTACCATCTTTAATAGCATCTAACATAGCTTCTAGCTGAGGTGCAGTAAGTTTAGATTTTGTCGTTGTATTCTTTTTTGTTGGTGCTGGTTTTGATATAGCGTTGTTCACCTCATCAGCGGATGCTACTGAAGTATCAATACCTATACCAAAATTACCTAGAACTCTACCCCATGCTGAAGTCTCACAGTTCTCAATGAAGCTAGTCTTATTGATGTAACCATCAGCTTGTGTTTCATGAGCGTGAGCCGTAGCCATAAGAACTCCGTCAGGATTAACTATACTAGCTTTAAATACACAATGCTGTTCTGTGGCTTGAATAAGCTCAGTAACTAAGCAGTAATTAGGATAATTTTCTCTGAAAAATTTGAGTCTTTCGTTTACTGGGATATACTCTTTCCCTTTGATGTTAATTGTTTTCATTGTTGTTTAATTTAATTAAAGTGTGAGCAAATGTAATAAAAAAGTTTTACATCTGCAAATTTATTCTATACTATTTAAGTCTTCTTTTAGTTCTTGCATAATAGAACATCTTTCGTAAAGTTCTTCAGCAGTAAAGTAATCTATAAGATAATCTATAACTAAATTTATTTCATCCTGCTTACCAGTCTGATTAAATACTTGTTTTAAGTTATCTGAATTATCTACAAGGTGATGATATAATTCATCTTCTAAAATAAACTCATCTAAGTTTCTATATTGAGAAATAGACTCTACTACTATTCTAAATATAATTGGTCTTAATTCTTTAAGGGCTTTTTTAACTTCTTTATCCATAGTAGTAATTTATTTAATAATATAAACAGCACCATTGATGCAAAAGTAAATATAGTTATTCCCAGTAAGAAAAAAAAGAAACTGAATGAGATTATCTTAACAATTATTTCGAACATACTTCTTCTCTCCATTTTATAAATTCTACCATTTCTTTTAACTTTTTTATATTGTGTGTTGATAAGACTAATTTGTTCCAGTTCCTATTTATATCTAATGATTGAGGAAGCATAGCTCTTAATTGTAAAGACTTAACAGTCTGTTCGTTAGTGTATTGATTTGTAGTTGTCATAATGTTTTTTTTAAAATGATATAACTGCTCATTAAAGCATCTAAAAGTAGCTAATAATAGATTTAATTCAACGGTTTGTTCTTTAGTCATTTTATTTTTTTAATTGTTTAACAAAACGGGCAACAACCTTGGATTGCTCGGTCATTCGCAACTGATTTAATTCTAAGTTAAGTGTGCTTCTAGTTTGTAATAAGTCCCTTTGTAGTATTCAGGTGTTTTCATTTTTGTAAATAAAATATAGTGATAAGCAAAAGAATAAGAAACCTAAAAAATAGTTTTCATTAAAACCCAAAGCCATACCTGTTATAAATAAAATTAAAAATAGTAATATATTTTTTGTTATAGTTTTCATAATTTTAGTTTTTTAATTGTTTAACAAATAAGTTGGTGAGCCTTTCTTTATTCCTTTACTGTACGGGCAACAGGGTGGATTTACTCGGTCATTTGCAACTGACTTTTACCTATCATACCAACAAGTTTTTACTTATTTGCAACATATCTATCTCATAATTGTATCTACTTGCTTGTCGAACATGAGGTCTCAAATTGCGACATCAAGCTAAGATTGATATGTTAATGTCAAATATACAAATTAATTTCGTACATAAGGTTTTATATATATAGGCTCCCCTTTATTAGCTACTGAATGTTTTTCAGCAATATAGTAATTCCAGTAAGCTGTAATAGTATCTTCATGTTTATATTCATCAGGCATACATTGTGGCGGAGGAGTAAATTCTCCTTCAGGAATACCTTGAGGAGCGTGGCATAAGTGCGACCAACATTTGTTGATAGTGAGATGCTCTTTGCCGTAACGCTTGTTGTACTCATCTCCTAAGTGCATCATGTGTCTGAATAGCCAAATATAGTTAGCTCTATTTTCTCTAGCCCATATTGTTGATGGGTGATTATAGTGAGCCTTTTTATATGGCACTTCATCATTTCCGTAGTGATGATGAGCGGTGCATAACATTTGAGCTGACTCTAATATCATCTTAACTACATGCTTATTGTATTGATACTCAGCTGACTTTTGTGGGTCTTGGTGTAAATAAAATATGTTCATTGTGTTTTTAAATTAAAAATCAGTATTATCTATTATTTGTAATTCGCTAACGTGATTTACATAGTCCCACCAAAAACCTGCCTCTCCATGTATTATTGAGTCTTCTCCAAGACAAACCATAAAAGCGTTTTCATCATCTTCATTAATCAAATCATATATTAGACCTTCAACTTCATCTACATAAGGATAACCTTCATACCATTTAATATCATCTGCTTTAAATATAGCGTAGTATTCTGTGTATTTAATGTTAGGTGTTTTATCATATTCAGTCCAAGTCTGTACTCTAACACCTGACTCAAAGACATCATTTAAATCATACTTGTTTAGTATATCGAAAACTTTTTGTTGATAATCTTTTTTGACACCAAAAATTACTGTACTTCTAAATCCCATTTTGTTTTTTTTATATTGTTAGTATTATAATTTTAATTAAGTTCTTTTAACCTATTCCATAACTTCATCTTCTATCGCTTCATAGTCCATAAAGTCCCAGAATAATTCTGTAATATCTATACCGTTATACTCTACTTTCTTTATTTCTATATCTTCTTCTGGTGGTAGTTGCCAGCTACCACTATCCGAGTAGTATCTGTAATCAACTTCTATTGTGTATGTATCTTTCTCAATAGAATAGCTATCTGATATTAATATTCTCATTGTTTTAGTTATTAAAAGTTAGTTATAAAATTGTATGCTATTGATATTATTATAGTGAAGAACCCTAAGTACAACAATATGTATTTTAAAATTTCTTTTATATTATTTTCCATAATACTCATCTCTATCGCTAGTTATATCTAATATGTTTTCTAGTAGTGTTTCATACTCATCATACATTTCATTGTAATAATCTTGTGCCTCTTCTGTAAAGGTTGTTTGATTTTGTTCTGCATCAAACCAAAATGTTTCTTCGTGAAAGTTTAGTTCGGTGAGTTGTGTAGCTATCTCGCTAATAAACTCCATCCATTTGTCGTTTGGTATTCTGTGTTTACTCATAATTAACAATATATTGCGTTAGGCATATTCTGTTGTAGGTCATCAATCTTCTTACAATGTTCTACATATTTCCAGCACTCTGACAGATTTTTGTATGCGTACTCCCAAGCTTCAAGATTGTTGTCCATCTGTGCTTCTTCCATTTCTTCTAACGCACCAAGCCATTGGTAATACATTGTGTCATTGTAATCTCCTCCAGATTGATTGTGAAATGCGTCTGCAATCTTGTCGTAAAGCTCTTCACTTCGTAATCTCATTAGTGTTAATTTTTCCTTTTTAGTCATATTGTTACTCATTGTTATTTAATCGGTTAATTACTTCTACTGCTTGTTTATAAACATCTTCTATACTAAATTCATATGGATTAGTAATCTTTCTCCATAATCCACGAACATTAGGAGATATTTGTTCATTTATCTTTTTTAATACTGGCATAAGCCAATCCCAAGACTTAGAATAATCTTTGTAAATTTTTCCTTTACCAAGTATAGTCTTAGGTTCTTCACTCATAAATTCTGCTATTAGTTTATTTTTTTCCATATTGTTAATAACTTTTATTGTTTGTCTCTGTTTTGGTATTGATTTTGTCAATTATTCCCCATAACTTTGCCTTGCTATTGTGCTGTATAGGATAACACACCGCTTTTAAGTAAAAGCTAGTAAGCATTCTTATCACGATTTATTTTAAATTAAAAAAAAAAATCTCTATCAGCGAAGCGGTGGCGAAGCCATAGATTATGTCCCATTTAACGCCCTAGCTATACCTAAAAATTTAGGTAACATTTTTCTTCCTCATATTGTAAGATAATTCATTTTGTTTTCTCTCCTCATCAAGTATCTCCTCTATGTAACTAGCTATCTTGTGGCATACTTCTACTTGACTAGATTTAATGTATCCTATATTTTTCTCTTGATAATTTAAATCACACTTAAAAGTATTATCATCTACTTTCTCTAACATTACTTTCAGTTTTTCTAATCTATCTCTCATTCTGTTATAATTTGTGTTCCCGTTATAATTTGTGTTTTTTTTTACACCTTATCTTTTAATGTCATTTCTTTT